AGCCTAAGCCTCTTAACCGAGGCTTTTTATTGCCTATCGAAAAATAAATCCCGTCATTAATCAATCACTTGTGGTTTTAGGTGGTATTTTGTTTGAAATAATCACTATTGGTTATTTACTTCTTATAACTTTTGGTTATAATAACACCCAACGAAACGGAAAATCCCCGTCGAAGGATTGCAAGGCCGCCTGATAGCGATAGACCTTAGCAGCAACGCTCTTTGTACAAATAGCATTTTAACGAGTGCTATTTATACAACGTCCATGTTGTGACTCCTACCTGCTCCGTAGCGATACGGGGCTTTTTTGAGGAAAGTTTTGTTGGGGTAAGCGGTTGTCGGTGATTGGCTTTACAAAAACCGAGAATACAGGCTGGAACCTTTTGTATTTCAGATTTTACTCTGGGGCTGTATTTACGGTACTTCAACAAATTTTCTAAGGAGGAGTTGTTGTACTGCTGGATAACGTAACCAGCATTTATTCACATGATTATTGAGTTAGCAACGCGGCCTAACAATTCTAGAAAGGTTCCCGCTTACAAAAGGAACGTGAGTAGCACTCACTGAACGCCCGAAACAGTAATCAGCTGAATGAATACAGATTAAGCAACTCAACACATTTCACTTGTGTGGCAATGCTCAAATCGGTGTGAAGCCGAAACAATAATAATTACAGGGGATACAAAAATGTCAAACAAATCAAAATTCATAGGGTGGTTAGTCGCCTTTATATTAGGACTAGGCGCTAATCAGGTCTACTCCTCCACGTCAGGTCGTTATGTAGAGATCCTACCTACTAAGTCCGGTACGTTCGTCGTGCAGAAGGGAAGAATCTTCCAACTTGATGAACTCATGCCTGAAGTTATATTTCCTGCTGGAGGTAATTGAGATGGCTATTAAATATCCGATTAAACACGACTACGCAGACAAACGCTGGGTGCAACAAGAAGCCCGTCGAGTCTTGCTTGATGAGCATGAGTTAAAGCTGATTGATGATGACTTTGAAGCAAGCAGTGTTGGCAAAGTAGCGACTGCAATCATCATTACCGCTGTACTGCTGTTATCGCTGTATTTGTTTTCAACTCAAGCAAAAGCTGACGGAAATTATCAACCTATCTCTCCAATGTCATTAATTGATGCCTGGGGAAGAGAGTGAACTTCAAAAAGTTGTGCGAACACCTAGCGAGTAAGGACTTTCGAAGGGGCTTACAGGCTAGGCGCACAAATAACAGATTTTATCTTAACCGCTTCAGCAAGTGCTACACACGAGCGGAGCATCTTTATTATATAGGAGAACCATCATGGCGTTAAACGATTTAGTCGCTGAGTGGAAGATTGCCAAAGAAGCTGAAAACGACGCTACATTTGCACGTCGTGAACTAGAAGCATTAATTATTAACTTGATGCCTCACAAAGAGGAAGGCTCGGTATCTGAGTCAACCGAAGAAGGCAAAGTAACAGTTACATATAAAGTATCCCGCAAAGTTGATACAGCCAGTCTGCAAGCAAGCTGGGCAGGATTGGGTAGAAACACGCAGAACTGTTTTAAGTGGGCAGCTGACATCTCTACAACAGCGATGAGAGCCGTACAAGAATTAGATGACGTGGCTTATTTACAAGCCGCCAAATTTATAACCTCAACTCCGGCAAAACCGGCATTAACAATCAGATAGGACACGCCATTATGGCCTTAAATTTACAATCAATTAGTAAGACAAAGCGACTGGCCGCTAAGAAGGTCGTTATCGTAGGACCTGGAAAGATCGGTAAAACAACTTTTGCAGCTTCCGCACCAAACTGCGTAGGGATCTTAACTGAAGATGGTTCCACTAACATAGACACCGTAGCTTTCCCGTTAGCAACAACGCTTGATGATGTCTATCAGGCTCTTGGAGTTCTTATTACTGAAGATCATGGCTTTGAGAATGTCTTTTTAGACTCACTCGACTGGTGCGAACCGCTTATTCATAAGCATGTCTGCAATGCTAATGGCTGGAAAGACATCGAGCAAGCAGGCTATGGCAAAGGCTATATAGCCGCTGCTGAAGAGTGGCGTACCCTGCTGTCAGGCTTTGAAGCCCTACGCAACGCTAAGAACATGGGTGTGTTTCTAATCGCTCACGACAAGATCAAACGCATCGACGATCCAATGACTGACGGTTATGACTCGCATGTATTGAAACTGCATGACAGAGCATCAGCTTTGATCATGGAATGGGCAGACGTGATTGGTTATGCCGGCTATAAGATTGTCACGCGCCAAAACGAATCAGGCTTCAATAAAACTGAAACAAAGGCTACAACCACTGGCGCAAGAATTTTGCATCTCGAACCGCACCCTGCCCACTGTGGCGGCAATCGTTTTGGACTCAAAAATCAAGCGCTTAACTATTCGGAATTTTCCGACAACATCAAAACCACACTATAAGAAGGTAACCATCATGGCATTATTTAATTTTGACGCAACCGCTGTTAAACCACAAGAAACTAGCTTTGCACCCATTCCAGCCGGTAACTATCTGGCTTTGGTCACTTCATCTGAAATGAAGCTGCTTAAATCGGGTAATGGCACTGGCTTAAGTCTGCAACTGCAAATTGTTGATGGGCAGTACGCGAATCGTCGTATCTTCTCTAACATCAATGTTCAGCATAATAACCCTAAAGCTGAAAGTATTGGTCAAGGTCAACTCTCACAGCTGTGTCACGCGGTTGGTATCTTACAGCTTAAAGATACTAGCGAGCTGCATAACCTTCCTGTCACTATCAAAGTTAAGATCCGTATTGCTGCTCCAGGCTCTAACTATGATGACAGCAATGAGATAGTGGGGTATGAGGCCGCCAATGGCTCTGCTAGTCATGCTGCGCCAAGTTTCACTCCACCAGCTTACGCTCAACCAACACCCGCTCCTGTCGCTGCTAATGGTGCGGCTCCTTGGGCAGTTAGGGTTTAATCATGGAAGGCCGTAGCACATTAACCGATTTGATATATAAAGCCCGCGTTGAACGCAATGACGATGGCCTGCGCCCTCATTTAGGTGCAAGTCAGATCGGTGCGCCTTGTTCAAAGGCATTGTGGTTCGGCTTTCGTTGGGTAAAGAAGTCTAGTTTCGATGGTCGTATGCTTAGGCTGTTTGAAACTGGGCAACTCGCTGAAGCTCGTTTTGTTGAAGAACTGCGCTGGATTGGCTGTGAAGTAACAGAAGGTCCTGAAGAAGGTAAGCAATGGCGTGTATCTGAACTCGGTGGTCACTTTGGAGGCAGTATGGATGGCGCTGTTGTTGGCCTACCCTCTGACCCTAAGACTTGGCACTGTGTTGAATTTAAAACGCATGGCGAAAAGAGTTTTAAAGATTTAATCAGTAAAGGCGTTAAAACATCAAAGCCCCAGCACTATGCGCAAATGCAAATTTACATGTCACTCACCGGCATGACAAAAGCCTTATATATGGCTGCCAATAAAAATACCGATGATTTACACACAGAAATTATTGATGCTGACCCTGAATTAGCCCAAGCGCTACTCAAGACAGCGGAAAAGGTAATCTTTAGTGAAGAAGCCCCAATGGGCATCTCTAGTGATCCATCGTATTACTTATGTAAGTGGTGTGACTTTAGTAATATTTGTCATGGTACTGAGGCCCCCCTTCCAACTTGTCGTAGCTGCGCTCATGTAACACCGGAACGCAATGGTAAATGGTCCTGCGGCTACTTTAAGAATGACAATTTAAGTGTTGCTGAACAAAAGGCTGGCTGTATTCATCATCGTTTTGCACCAACACATTTAGCTAATTTTGCTGAAGTGGTAGACGGCTCACAAGAGCTTAATATCGTGACGTACAGAAACAAGCTGAATGGCGAGTTATTCAGTAACTCTGCCGATGGTTATCGCTCAGATGAAATTCATTTTGCTGGCTCTAAGTCTGTCTTAGGTGATCCCGTTAATGAAGAAATGCGAAAAGAGTTTAATGCCAAGATAGTTGAGACACCGGAGTATTTTTAATGCCAAACAAATTTGATCCAGAAAACTATAAAAACGATCTTGTCCGTATCTGGGATAAAGGAAGAATTATACATAATGTAATAGAGTGGAACCGTAATTCTATAGACATAGTTGTAACTGATGCGGATTTTTATTATGACCGCAAAAGAATGTATGAATGCTCTTGGGGAGCTTGTAACGTAGAGGTACGAGAAAACGAAGATTATCCAGAAAAATTAGTATCATTGGTATATGCAACTGCATTAGGCATTATTATCAGGGATAAATGTTGTCCGCTATCTGTCAATAATGCCCTTAATTCATTGCATGAGTATAGGTATCGTCTCCCATCTGATATGTTTGAATACATCCCTATTAAAAAATCTGAAACAAGTAAAGTTTGGGGTGGGAAACTTTAGTCATGATAGTTGAGACACCGGAGTATTTTTAATGGCTACTAAGGCTTGGGTAGCAGTCAATAAAGACGCTATTGCGGTTAGAAAAAAGGCTGAGTACGAAGCCAATAAAGAAGCTATTTTAGCTAGACAAAAGGCTTATAGAGAAGCTAACAAAGAAGCTGTTTTAGCTAGGAATAAGGCTTATAGAGAAGCCAATAAAGAAGCTATTGCGACTAAAGCTAAGGTTTATAAACACGCTAATAAAGAATTAGTTGCGGCTTATAGAAAAGATTATTACAAAGCTAATAAAGAATCTGTTTTAGCTAAAAATAAGGCTAGTTACCAAGCTAATAAAGAATCTATTGCAGCTAGACAAAAGGCTTATAAAGAAGCCAGAAAACAAGATTACGAAGATTTACAGATAAGTTTTTATAAAGAATGTGAGGAGTATTTCTAGTGGCTCACACTAAAGAACAAGCTAAGGTTTATTACGAAGCTAACAAAGAAGCTGAGTCGGCTAAAAATAAGGATTATTACCAAGCTAATAAAGAAGCTGAGTCGGCTAAAAATAAGGATTATTACCAAGCTAATAAAGAAGCTATTTTAGCTAGACAAAAGGCTTATCAACAAGCTAATAAAGAAGCTATTTTAGCTAGAACTAAGGTTTATAGAGAAACCAATAAAGAAGCTATTGCGGCTTACAGTAAGGTTTATAAACACGCTAATAAAGAATTAGTTGCGGCTACAAGAAAGGCTAGTTACGAAGCTAATAAAGAAGCTGAGTCGGCTAAAAATAAGGATTATTACCAAGCTAATAAAGAATCCGTTAGTGCTAGACGTAAGGCTAATTACCAAGCCAGAAAACAAGATTACGAAGATTTACAGATAAGTTTTTATAAAGAATGTGAGGAATACAATAATGAAACCCCGTGAATATCAACAGGAGAGCATAGACGCACTATATCACTGGTGGGTTGGTAATCCGTCTATTGATCGCTGTCCCATACTGGCTCTACCTACCGGTGCCGGTAAGTCAATTATCATTGCTGAGTTAGTCAGATTGTTATTTGATACCTGGCCTGAAGCTCATCCAAGAACAATCATTTTAGTACCATCCAAAGAACTAGCTGAACAAAATGCCGACAAGTTAAGGCGCATATTGCCTCGTCATCTCAGTATCGGTTATTACTCTGCCAGCTTAGGGCAGAAAGTACCAACAGCGGATGTGATAGTCGCGACCATTGGCTCTATCGCTAAAAATGCACATGTCTTAGGCAATATCCATTGTGTAATTATCGATGAGTGCCATTTGGTCAACCCTGATGGCTCAGGTCAATACCGCCAATTTCTAAATGATCTGGCCAAGTATTGTGAGTTTAGAGTAGTCGGCTTAACAGCGACTCCCTTTAGAGGTAACGGTACGTGGCTAACCGACGGTAAGGACCCGCTGTTTTGCTCCATAGCTCACGAAGTAAAGATACAGCAATTACTGGATCTTGGTTTTCTATCGCCACTGATACGGCCTATTGATAACGTCAGTACGCATATTGAAACTGACGACTTGAAAATCGTTAATGGCGACTTCGCTATTTCGGATCTATCTGAGCGTGTTGACACTTATATAGAGTCAGCAGCGGTTGAGGCTTGTAACTTAGCTGTAGATAGAAGGAAGTGGATAGCCTTTACTCCAACTGTTGCCAATGCTGAACACTTAGTAAGCTGTCTTACTGAGCTAGGCATAGCGGTTGCTCTGGTCTGTGGCTCAACACCTAAGAAAGAACGTGAAGAGCTGATCGACAGCTTTAAACGGGGTGAATTGCGTTGCCTGGTTACTGTTTTAGCATTGGCTACCGGATTTGATGTTGAAGATATTGACTGCATATTGTGGTTACGCCCGACTAAAAGCCCTGTTCTTTATGTGCAAGGCTCTGGTCGTGGTATGCGCATATCGAATGGTAAGACGGATTGCTTGTGGCTTGACTTCACCGATACAACTGCTCGTCTCGGCCCAGTAGATGCAATAAAAGGTAGGAAGAAAAGTAAATCATCTAATTCTGGTGCTGCGCCTTATGCTATTTGCGATGACTGCGGGGCGCAAGTTAGGCCGGCTAGTTTACTGGAGTGTCCTGAGTGTGGCTCACTGATGCGAGAAGCTGAAGAGAAAGCCGCAAGAGAAGCCAGTAACGCGGCAATCATGAGGAGCCAGTTAGAGGCCAAGATTGTTACTTATGATGTCACTAACGTCACTTACAGAGAGCATATTGGAAAACAAAGCGGCAATCCCTGTATGAGAGTTGATTATTGGGCTGGATTGAAAATTATAGGTACTGAGTGGATCTGTTTTAACCATCAAGGCTTTGCTAAAGAAAAGGCTCTGCAATGGTGGGCAAGGTGGATAGCCTATCGGTCTGCACCGCCTCCTAATGATCTGGGCGATTGTGTACAGCTGGCAAGAGAACACGCAACCAAACCAACAGCAGCGGTAGTTGATGAGTCAGGCACCTATCCCAAAATCGTTAAATTAGAGGCTTAACTATGAATCGCTACTACAACCGATGTGAAGTCTGCGTCATTCTGAAAACAAGCCCCTTGACGGTTTATCGTTGGGGGAATATTGGAAAGATACCTAAACCTGTCACGATCAAAGGTAAGAAGTATTACTTGAAGGAAGATATTGATGCTTTAAAAGATACGATTCTTTCTGAGGTTCGTAACGGTCCCAAAACTGGCATAAAGAAAGCCTACGATTTTAATAACGAGTCGGATGTTTATTTTACACAGCAACCTGGACAGCCGTTTGAGTATCCAGAGATGCTGATTAATTTCTATCAACCCGCCAGGCTAAATAGGCTACACACAATAGATAGGCTTACAAATGCTAGTGAATAGAGATCATATTGCAGCAAAGTTGGGAATCACAAGAAAACAACTTAGAGCAAGGATGCAAAAGCTATGGAAACATTTTCCAGATCATGTTTGCAAGCATGGTAGGCATTTGATGTATGACGAACAGGTTGTTGATGATTTTATTTTAAATAACATCAAACCTAAAAAGCTAACTCGTACCCGAAAAGATACGTTAATGCAGTTTGGTGGAATTAAGCGGATCGACTCTTATTTTAATGGCCAGATGTTTTTGAACGTGGAGGTTAATTTTGAAGCTCTATGTTATGAGTAAGTGTATTAACAAATGCTGGTTAGAGAATGGTGTTTGCTTAGGTTGCAAAAGAACGATTGAAGAAATAATTGAAGAAGGTAAAAGAAATGAAACTGAAAGATTTACCGCTTAACGCTGTATTCACCATTACCGGTGATGAATCAAAAACTAAATACATAGTATTTAGAGACGATGGAAATTTTAGGTATTGCATGACCGGCAATGGCTCGATGGTTCATTTTGCAGAGAGCTTTAATGTCGATAAAGCAATTAAAGATAAAGAGTAGATGATGAGTAAAGACAAACCCGCTCCTTATGATATGAGCATACACAGCAACTCAAGTGCATTGGCTTGGACAAAGTTTTTTAGAGAGTGTAATCCAGAATGTAATTTAAATGATGAGGTTATGTTGGGATGGTTCGCAAATGCGATGATGGCGATGCTGGCAGAGAGGGAGAAAAGAAATGATCTCTAATCTTGAAGAAATGAAACAACGCCTATCAGAAATAAAACTACAAGCGAGTGGCTGTGAATCATCAACAGACGGTTCCTACGAAGCCTGTCTACATGCAATGGGTTATTACGCATTGCAACAGAATATTAAATCACTAGAGGAAATTTCACATGAAAATTAAATTAATTGTGTTGCTGTTACTAAGTACATCAGCAACAGGTGCTGAGATCTATGCTCAAGATGGTACCTATCTCGGTAAATTAGGTGGATCTCCCTATCAGTATGATTCAACCGCTAATCCAAGTGGACCGTATGGCAGTACCTGGGGAGTTAATTCTATCAATAATCCGAATGGTCGTTACGGTGCTGAATGGTCCACTCAGTCACCTAATAATCCTTATACGCTTACACCACCGGTGATTAGGAATGAGGTAGGTTTGGAATGAAAACATCTGAAGCATTATTTAAGCAGTATAATAAAAAGTTTGTACCCCTGCTTCAAATATCGACTGAGTATTTGGGCATTAGCGATGCGAGTGTAATCTCTAAAATGGCGTTAAAAAATGAGTTGGGTGGTATAAAAGCATTTAGACTTGGATCTGCAAAATCACCTTGGCTTGTCGATATTGAGCAATTAGCAGACGTTTTAGACAGCCGTTCCAGATCATAAAATCTGTGGATAAGTTTAAGCAGTCCGCGTCCAGTCCGCATGAAGCGCTACATACCGCATTTTATATGGCATATTCGTCCAATCCAGCATGGGCGCAACACAGAAGCTATGATCCAGTTTATCTCGGTTTATCATGGTTTAAAATAGATTAAAATCTTGCATTTTAGGTATATCAGTCCGCATAATGTTGACAGTGAAACTTTCATGCGGACTGATTATGGCTTCAATAAGAAAATATATCCTCACAGATGGCACTATTAAATTTAAATGTGAGGTGGTCATCAGAAAAGATGGCATTGTAATTCATCGAGAGTCTAAAACCTTTTTAAAATCTAAATTGGCTAAAGACTGGGGCATGAGACGCGAGGTTGAATTACAAGAAACGTCCGTCTATGCCAAGAAAGCCTATCTGCCTATTGGTACTTTAATTGATGAATATATCGAATCGTTTAGTCCAGAAGGGCGAACCAAAAAGGCTGACATAAAGGGATTAAGAAGGAGGGATATTTGTAAGATCGATATCCATAAATTAACAGTAAGAGATTTGGTGAAACATATTAAGCTCAGGAATGAGGAGTGCCAGCCGCAAACCGCTGGAAATGATTTGATTTGGCTTAGTGGTGTTATTCAAACCATGTCAGGTATGCACAAGCTAGATTTTAATATGGGCATATTTGACGAGGCCAGAAAGATACTCAAAGACAATGGCTTGATTAAATCGTCTGAGACTAGAACTAGAAGGCCAACAAAGGAGGAAATCTGGGCGCTATCAAGACGGCTTCAAGGAATGAATGTACCGATGCTTGACTTGATGTGGTTTGCAATCTATTCGGCTCGTAGACAGTCTGAAATCATGCGTATTCGGTGGGATGATATTCGCCATGAAGATAGGACGTATATGGTGTACGGCTTAAAAGACCCCTTTAAGCGAGTCATTAGTAAACGTGCTAAAATGCCGCTAAGTGCTTATAAGATTGTAATGCGGCAACCTAAAGTTGATGATAGGGTTTTTCCATACAACTCGAAAACAGTAGGGCAATACTTTACTAATGCCTGTCACTTACTGGATATTAAAGATTTACATTTTCATGATATGCGCCATGAAGCAACCAGCCGACTATTTGAAAGAGGACTATCAATAGTTGATGTACAGCAGATAACTTTACATTCGAGCTGGAAAACTTTGCAGAGATACTGCAATATTAATCCCGGTGACGTTGATATTTAGGAAACTTATGATAAAGAAAATATATAACTGGTTCAAACCAGAACACAAATGCACTAAATATGATAAGTTCCCAAAGTTTAATCTAATAATCTGCTTAGAGTGTTTTAAGCACTCAAAATTAACGGATTAATTTGGTTACAAATGGTTACAAATGGTTACAAGAAATTAAATCAAGCCAGCAACAACTCCGCTTCTTTATTGCGTCTAATCGTTAATCCTTTCAAGACTACACCACCAGCCTTATTCCATTTCTTAATTTCTGTTGCTGCTGAGATCCAGTTACTCTGCCCTACTCTGAGCTTCAGTGTGGATTTGTTGTAGTTACCCAAACCAAGGTTATAGATGAAGTCAGAAATGGCTGCTTGACGTTGCATAGTGGCATTAACTAGCACTGGACTGGCCTTTAATGCTTGTGCAATCACATCCATTGCTGTTACCAGTAAATCATCATCAGCCTGTTGCTGTGTCCATACCATACCTTCTTTTACGCCTTTGGTCTGACCGAACCCGATGGTTAGTACATGTGCCGGACAGCGGTAAGCCGTCAAACTACATCCCTCGGACTCTTTAATTAGCTTCATCAATATTTCTAACGCTGTCATCCCTTTCACCCTTTTGTTATTTGTATGATTAATCCCGTCATGGCTGAAATAATATCAGGGGACCTTATAATGATTGCCAATATAACAATAAAGGCTTGCAATGATTTATTACTAGCTAATAGCTCTAGCATCTTGACTACTCCATCATTTACGTTAAACTGCATATATATTCTGTCCTTCTGCTTTAAGGATTGGATTAAAAACCCTCGCCAGTTTGCCGCTGTCGGGGGTTTTGCTTTTTCAGGATCGCGTATGTAATTAGCGCATAATTACTTAACGCCCATAATGTACGCTAGAAAGGCAAATATCGCCCCGACAGCAAAGACTACGCCACCGAAGAACCCTTTGTTATTAGCTGATTCTTTTTTTAGCACATCGAGTGATTCACAGATACGTTCATATTGATGCTTACTTTCCGCTTTATCTTCCGTCAGTTCTCGGCACAAACCATCTAATCGCTGCTCCACTTTTACTAACCTTATATTCAAGTCATCGGTCACAGGTCCACCTCTTTATTTTTAGCTTCTTTGA